TGCTGGTGCAGCCCGAGCAGAACGCGATGGAGGTGCCCGACATCTGGCGCGTCGGCGGGCAGAACACGCTGACGCATCCGTTGCTGCTCGAACTGCTCCGGCAGCGGCCTGATCTGGTGCCGCATTTCATGCAACATAACCAACTGATGCGGCAGCCATGAGCGACGCCCTCGCCATCACGCACGATGAAGTGCCGCCAGGCGCTGTCGGTCTGACCGGCCGCGATCCGGTCGTCGTCGCGCATCGCGATGTGCCGCTTGGTGCGACCGGCCTGACCGGCGGCGGGTCGGTGGTCGATGTCTACCCGCGGGATCTGCACGAGCTTCTTTCAAGGCTCGTCGAATGGTTTGAAGAAGCTGAAAACGCGTCTCAGGACGCGCGGGAGGAGAGCGAGCGCTGCCGTGACTACTTTACCGGGCGGCAATGGACTGCGGCTGAGAGCGCCGAACTCCGTAAGCGAGGCCAGCCTGAAATCACGGTGAACAAGGTATCGGAAAAAATCGGCCTGCTGTGTGGCCTCGAACGCCGCAACCGGAGCGACCCCAAGGCATTCCCCAGAACGCCGACCGAGGAGGACCGTGCCGACGCCGCCACGCAGGCGTTGCGCTACATCGGCGACGACAACAGCATCGATGTCATTCGCAGCGCCGTCTACGAGGAGATGCTGGTCGAGGGCTTCGGCGGGTTGGAAATCGGCCTGACAGACGACGGCAAGGGCGGCGCGGATATCACCTTGACGCACACGCCATGGGATCGGCTGTGGGTCGATCCGCACAGCCGCCGCGCCGATTTCAGCGATGCTAGATACAAAGGCATCGTCATATGGATGGACAGGGATCAACTGGAGGAGACATATCCGGTTGCGATTGAAACCATCGAGCACGCATTCGCCGCCGAGCATAGCGGCACGACCTACGACGATCGCCCCGGCACCGTCACCTGGTCCGACAGCAGCCGCAAGCGTGTGCGCGTCGTGCAGTGCCACTGGGTCGAGGGCGGCACCTGGTGGTCGGCCACGTTCTCCAAGGCGGGGTACCTGTCCGAGCCGCAGACCAGCCCGCATCTCGATCGTCGCGGCAAATCGGCGTGTCCGCTGATCCTGCAGAGCGCGTATATCGACAGGGAGAACCGTAGATACGGCATCGTGCGCGGCATGATCAGCCTGCAGGACGAGATCAACAAGCGGCGCTCCAAGGCGCTGCATCTGCTGAGCGTGAACAGGACGATCGCCGAGCAAGGCGCGGTGGTCGATGTTGATAAGGCGCGGCGTGAGGTCGCGAAGCCGGACGGCTACCTGGAGGTTATGCCCGGCCTGCGGTTCGAGATCATACCGGGCGGCGACCTGGCGCTCGGGCAGTTCAAATTGTTGGAGCACGCGACGGCCGAGATGCAGCTATCAGGCCCGAACGCGGCGATGGCAGGCGTTGCCAGCGGCGATCCGAGCGGGCGCGCCATCATCGCCCAGCAGGCGGGCGGTGCCGCAGCCAACGAGCCGCTGAGCGACAGCCTCCGCCAGTGGACGCGACGCGTCTACGAGGTGGTGTGGATGGCGGTGCGGCAATACTGGACCGCAGGCAAGTGGGTGCGGGTCACCGACGATATCGGCACCACGCAGTGGGTTGGTGTTAACCGGCCGGTGACCTGGCGCGACATCCTTGCGGAGATGCCGGAGGAGAAGCGCGCGATGGCGATGCAGCAGATGCAGATCGTGCCGGGTGATCCGCGACTGCAACAGGTCGATCATATCGAAAACGACGTGACGGACCTTGAGGTGGATATCACGATCGAGGAAGGCATGGACGTGCCCGCGTTGGAACACGAGCAGTTCCAGCAACTGGCGCAACTGGCGCAGGCGCAGCCGGGGTTGATCCCGCCCGACGTGCTGATTGCAGCCTCGGGGTTGCGCAACAAGGGCGAACTCCTCGACCGGATGAAGAAAGCGTCCGAGGCGGCCGGGCAGGGTGGCCAGCAGCAGCAGATGCTGGACATGGAACTGAAGAAAGCCGACGTACGCGCCAAGCACGCGAAGGCATCGGCTGACGAGGCGCTGGCCAAGGAACGCGATCACGCGAGCATTCACCACATTTCCGACATCCACGACTCGTTCCGCGCGCCGCCTGACAGCGCATCGCCGGCGAACCCGGCCAGCATGAAGCGTGGTGCTGACATGACGCTGCCGCCGGAACTGGTCGCGGCTGACGTGCTGGCCGACATCCAGAGCAAGGCCGCCAAGACGCAGTTGGACGAGGCCAAGGCCCGCGATCTGCATTTCGCCTCGATCAAGAAAGCGGCGGAGACGCGCGCCATCCTCCACCCGCCACCACAACCAACACAGCGATAGAGAACCATGCCTGAGAACACCGAGCTGGAAGCCTTCCTCCAGGAGAGCACGAGCGCCCCTGTTTCTGTTCCGCCGGAACCAGAGCGAGCGGCATCCACGGGCGAATCTCCGCCGTCGTCACCCGCATCGGCGCCGGTGCAGGACGATGACGACGGGGATGATGCGTCGCCGGCATCGACGGAGGGAGGCTCCCAGGCTGTCCCGCGTGAGGCTCTCGAAGCCGAACGCAGGCGCCGTCAGGACTGGAAGCAGAAGGCAGCACAGCGGGAGGGCGAGAACGCCGAGCTACGCCGCCAGTTGGAGGCATTGCAGCGCGCTCCGGTGCAGCAGCAGCCACAGTCGCAGCCGGTCTACCGCGCGCCACCACCCGACCCACAGACAGATCCGCAGGGCTACGCGCAATATGCGTACGATGAGAAGGTGAGGGAGAAGATCAACGACAACCTGAATTTTTCCGAATGGATGCTACGCGATAAGCTGGGCGACGAGACGGTCAGCCAGTTGCAGCAAGAGTTCAAGGCGATGGCCGAGGCTGATCAGACGCTGTTCCAGAAGATGTATTCGCAGCCGCATCCCTATCGGTGGATGCAGCAACAGGTCGAGCGGCACCGCGCGATGGCGGAGATCGGCGACGACCCGGCGCAGTTCCGCGCCAAGATCGAGGCCGAGGCGCGGGCGAAGTGGGAGGCCGAGCAGGGCGGGGAAGCGCCGGCCGCGCCAGTGCCATCGCGGGTTGCCGGTCTAGCGCCATCGCTCGCCAATGCCCGCAGCAGCGCGCCACGCAGCGCGCCGGCCTACACCGGGATGAGCCTGGAGCAGATGTTCCCGCCCTACGCCGAGCGCACCAAGCGGAAGGCTTAGGACTAGCCGAGGTTCGCGAACTTGCCGTGGAGTCTGGCGGCGGCTTCGGCATATGCGGTGGCAGCGGCTTCGGCAGTTGGGAAATAGCCGAGATTGTGGGTTCGATAGTCGACCAGGATCTGTGCATACCATTTGCCTCTGGCAACGCTCCAGAATACGCCTTTGAAGCCCGATGTGTTGTTCTTGCTCTTGCGTGAGTTCCAGCAGTTTTCAGAGCGGGATGCTTCGCGCAGGTTCGTGAGGCGATTGTCGGCACGGTTTCCGTTTACATGATCGAGATCGCCCGCCGGCCATGCGCCATAGGTATGAAACCATGCCAAGCGGTGCGCGCGGTAGAGGCGCTTGTTGATGCCGATCAGCATGTAACCGTGTCGCTTACACTGATGTCCTGCCGATGTGCCGATACGGAATGAGACAGAGCCACGTCCCGTGGTTCGCGACGCTTTCCAGGTGAAAATTCCCGTGTCTGGATCGTAGTCCAACAGCACGCGGAGTTGGTCCGCGGTCAGTGGATCGTCTAAACGGGGCTTAGCCATATCGGGTGCTTCCCTCACTCGGTTGGTCAGGGACCAGTCAACCGCTTGCAGGCGGCCTGGTCCCGCCTCCTCATAGCACAGTTTCACAGCTTGTAGGCGTCAGCGCGCCTCGCTGTGTCCAGAAAACACTGCCGCCGAGTGGCTCTTTGCGGAAAGAGCGGAAGGGCGCGTGCGCGAGCACGGAAGGGCGCAGCCCGGCCTTTGAAACGGGGTGATGGCGGTTCCTACGATCTAGGAGCCATTCTGTGGCCGATATGAATCTGACCGCGGCTCGGCCCGGTCTTACACCTACCCAATGGGACGACAAGTTTTGGACCGAGTATGTGAGGTCCAATCAGTTCAGCCGCTACATGGGGCGCGAGATGGGCTCCATGATCCAGATCAAAGTCGATCTGGAGCGCGAAAAGGGCGACAGCGTTGTGTTTCCCACCGTCCGACGCCTCGTGGGCGCCGGCGTAACGGGCAATACGATACTAGAGGGCAACGAGGAGATCCTCAATGCTCGAAGCCTGAAGCTGGTAGTCGGCGTGATCCGTCACGCGGTTGCGGTTTCGGATTGGGATGAGCAGCGGTCTGTCATTGCCCTGCGGGATGCCGCCCGCGATGCATTGATGGACTGGGCGTTGGAGAAGTTCCGCGCTGACATTATAACCTCGCTTGGCGCGATGACTGCCGATGCGGACGTGCAGATCACTTATGCCGCCGCTACCGCTGCACAGCGCAATTATTGGTTGGTGAACAACACCGACCGCGTGCTGTTCGGTGCCGCCGTCGCCAACCACGTCAGCGGCATCATGGCGACTGCGCTCACCACG